GTCGGTACGTGGCGGATCATCTATACAGTAACCACTGATTATACATCAAATACGACATTTACTGTTGCCAACGTAGTTATAGCCAATAGCGCAAATACTATCGTAGAAGGATCACAGTCATCAAGGCCGGGATCAAACGTGTCTGCGATGCATATGGCGCGTGTTATAGATGTTGTTGTTGCCACCCCAACTACATATAAACTGAGAATCAGTAATGGCGATACAACCGGCGCACTGACGCTGTTAAACACGACACTACATAAAAGTACATTGGCTTGGGCAAAATTAAGCTAAATAATAAGATTAACTAATAAAGGAATTTTAAAATGTCAAAATTGATTGTCAATACAATTGAAGATTTGTCCGCGAGCACTAGCATTGATGTGACTAAGCTACAACAATCTTTAAGCGGCGCTAGCGGGGGTCGCCCTGTTGTTACTAATGTCGGTAGTTTTTATTTTGATACCACAATAGGAAAGCCTATTTGGTGGAATGGCACTGTATGGAAAGATTCGGGCGGCACTACGGTATAATAATTAAAATTTAATGAATAGTTTAAATACCCAATCTAAACCATTGGGTATTTTTTTATGAGCAAACAAGAAAAGGGTTATAATGGTAATCTTTCATTAAAACGACAAAGAACAAAATTAGACTGGACACAAAATCAGTTAATGGAATTTGTTAAGTGCAAAAATGATCCAATATATTTTGCACAACAATACATTAAAATCACACACGTTGATCATGGACTAATTCCAATTGATTTGTATGATTATCAAAAAGACATTATTGATAGTACCAATAAGCATAGGAATACTATCGTGTTAACCGGACGGCAACAGGGAAAAACTACAACCGCAGTTTGCTTGATTTTGCATTATGTAATTTTCAATAGCCATAAGTTAGTAGCATTGCTAGCCAACAAAGGCGATGCGGCTAGGGAAATTCTATCACGGATTCAGCTTGCTTATGAAAACTTACCTAAGTGGCTTCAGCAAGGTGTTGTTGAATGGAACAAGGGTTCTGTTGAATTAGAAAATGGATGTAAGATTTTGGCATCATCAACATCGGGTAGCGCTATCCGTGGTAAGTCTTGTTCATTTTTGTATATAGATGAGGTTGCATTTGTTCATAACTGGTCAGATTTTTATACATCAGTTTACCCAACATTGTCATCGGGTAAAGAAACAAAAATGTTGTTTACCAGCACACCAAATTCATTGAATCATTTTTATGAATTCTGGGAAGGGGCCAGCAAAGGGGTTAACAATTTTAATCCGATTAAAGCAACTTGGGAAAGAGTTCCGGGGCGTGATGATGCATGGAGGCAAGCAACCCTAGAATCCATGAACTTTGACATGGATAAATTTGCTCAAGAATTTGAGGGAGAATTCATTGGTAGTTCAGGCACATTGATTTCTGGCGCAACGCTGAAACGATTAAACGCATCATATCCACTATCATCAAAGGATGGTTTATCCATATACACCGAGAAGCTGCCTAATCGGGTCTATACGATGGATTGCGATGTCAGTCATGGCAAGGGCTTAGACTACAGTGCTTTTAGCGTCATAGACGTTACAGAGCTTCCATACAAGCAAGTTGCTACCTATAGGAATAATCTGATCACACCAAAAGATTATGCTGAGATTATTAATAACGTTGGTCGTTACTATAATGATGCGTTTTTGTTAGTTGAAAATAACGATATTGGAAGTCAGGTCACCTACATTCTATGGAATGAATTTGAATATGCTCACATGCTAAGCAGTCAAGGTGCGGGCCGACATGGGAAAAAATTAGTTGTTGGCGTTGGTAGTAAAACTGATTATGGCATTCGCATGACTAGCAGCGTGAAAAAACTTGGATGTAGTATTTTGAAATTATTGATTGAGCAAAATCAATTGATCATTGTCGATAAAGATACGATCACAGAGCTATCTAGGTTCAGCAAGAAAAACGATAGCTATGCAGCTGAAGAGGGCTGTACTGACGATATGGTGATGGGTTTAGTGAACTTTGCATGGATGTCAACGACCGAATGCTTCAAGGAAATTTCAGGCCAAGATGTCGTTGGCGATATGTCGGATTTTGATGATGATGAGCTTAGCATTAAGTTGCTAGGGATGGGGGTAAAGTATGATGGGGTTGATGATGTTATTGCTTATGAAAAATTTGATGGCGATGATGATTTGTGGGTGAAGCATGACTACCCGATGGGTAGCTGGGGGTAGTCATGCTTTTTTGTGATTATGCTGCTAAGTTTGCCATTGTTTTAAACACGGCAGCGCCACCAATACCACCAGTTGTACAGACCCAGCCGGGGGATGCTGATGCGCTTGCTGTAAATTTCCAAACCTGATCTCCAATCTCAAACGTCATATCTGTATCACTCGGTGCGCTGTCTGAGCGCATAACCATACGCCCACCTAGTGCGTTTGACTGAATTTGATCTGCATTAAAAATGTTTCCATTTTTGATTGCATAGTCTTTATTTGACCCCTCAACTACATATACGCTATCGATGACAATATATTCACTCCCTGTGGTTGTCCCGGTTACCCCGTTATAAACACTAATATCGATTCTGGTTGCATCGGTCGGAATGTATGCCGTAACCTTTAGCAAATTCCATGCATTGCGCGATGTAGCGGACGTTGACCTTGAAATAACCGATTGGGTTGCTGCGCCATCAAAGAAAATACCTAGATATGGTAATGAATGCTGGGTTAGCCCGTTATTGTTGTCGTAATCGCTTGTATTTGGAATCCACACCCACGAATAAACAGAAACGACTTTCCCGCGTAGCTTTAGTGCCAAATAACTATCATTATGGATAAATGAAATATTCGCTGGGTTTGTTTGTGCTGACGTTGATGTCATCCGTATGGCATTGCTACTTGATCTAACTAATGCAGTTTCTTGCGAGATTGTAGCACGAGTCATTGAGAATGACGGCCACCCACGCAACCACAAGTCAAATTCAGAATTGGAGAAATAATTAACGCATCGCCCTAATTGCAAACTATTATCATGCGGCCCATAATTAACGGTCTGTGACGCGGTTGTGTTGTCAATAATATTCCGTGTGTATTTTGTGGTTGAATAACGCTTATCATGCGCCCCTGTCGAGAAATGTGTGCTAACATAAAGGCCATCCACCTTATCAACTGCAATGGGATACACATTATAATCATTGGATGCATTATCTGCCATTCCAACAGTACCACCATGAATTTCAATGTTCCTGCACGGCTTTCTATACGAATACGAAACTTTTAGGGTCTGTCCGTTTGTGATTGCCCCGCCACTAACCACGGTGATACTATCTCCATCGGTTGTATAGTCCGTGCCGACAGAATACGTTATTGTTTGTGCGCTATTTTGCACGACGACACTAGAAACATCAGTATTGACCAATGCTTGTGGATAATTAATGTAACCATAGCAAGTTTCGCCGCTGACCGCAAATGATTCGGCTAATTCAGATGTTCCAATTTTAAGAAATTCAAAATTCCTGACTTGCTCCCAGTATGGTGATGTAAATGTTATTCCGCTACAATTATCTAAAATAGACGGAGCAATACCAGATTGATGCACTCCACCTTCGTCCATTAATTGATCAAAATGAATTCCATAAGAATTCTGAATAATAAATCCACGGCGGCAATTTTCTACACGCAAATGCAGTCTCGATGCATTTAATACATAACCAAATAAGCCTGTCTCGCAATTAATTGCCCAAATATTATCAAGTGTGCATATAAATCCGGTAATACTAAATCCAACATAACACCCGACAACAAATATATCGCGCATCAAAAATCTTGCTGAATATGTGCTAGTTCCTATGTTAGAATTAACCGATATACCAATACATCCCTGCGCGTTAATTCCGCCACTAATAAAGTTTGTGATGTTAATATTTGAGTCTATTTTAAAATTACGCAATTCAAAATAATTAGTCCCTGCGGTTATTGATAGAACCGGTGTGTTATTTGTTATGGTTGGTCGAATTATACTACCGGGGCCATCACCAATAACGGACAGTCTACCAATGCTAACTGTAGAGGAAATTATGTAAGGTTGTGCGTCTGCTGGTATCCGTATGCCAAGATACCCATTGGACTGAGCATGATTTACCGCAGCCTGAAACGCAGCCGTGCAATCAGCACCCGGCACCGCGCCGAAATCTTTCACTGATATAAAATCGCGCAGCTTTGATTGCATCGATGTTGACGCGGTACCAACACCAGACTGGATAAACCCAACTAAACCACTTCCACCACTAGCAGCAAGGTCAGCAATAACTTCAACAACCGCAGCTTGCACATTAGTAGCAGCAAGACCACTAGCTGGCGCAAACCCAATAGATGCAGCCCCCCCCCGTAGCACTTAATGCAGCAACTTTAGCTGTAGCAATCGCATCAACTTGTGTTGCGTCTTGCAAAGCATCCACGTTGCGCGCTGTGCCTGATAAACTTTTGATCTGATTTGCTGTAATCGTTGACATGATTTTTCATCCTTTGTTGTTGAAAGTTCCTGAACTATTTAACAATCCAACAAAAAATCAAAATAACCGTTGTATCTATGCAACAAGCACTTGACAACATTACAGAACATGGTTAAAGTCTAGTTGTTGTTTTGAAGTGTTCTTCATCATGATTATTAATGAACACGCGAGACAAAGCATTGACATGACCAAAGAATTCATGTATAATTCATCACATCGTAACTTGGAAAGAGCTGATCATGACAAAATACACAAGAGAGGTGCCACTAACCGCATTGCAGTTGAAAGCTGCAATGAATTTCATTAAGGCAACCGGAAAGTCAATCATTTTTCGACCACGTCGTGGATTGCAAGGTCATAAACTTAAAATTGAATATTCAGATCGGTGGTACTGCCATACTTTTTCGACAGATGAGCTGGGTAGCGTAAGGAGCGTATATAAAACATCCACCGCGCTTGCTAGTCGAATTGTCGGTGAGCATGGAAGTCGTTATTCAGCTGATTATGAGATTGTTTGATGTATAATCCAAAGCTATACGATCCATCAGATAAAGTCTTCAGTAAAGAGGAAATCTGGGTAGGCGGTGGAATTCGATATGTCAGCATATTGTCAGTCGTTAAACGGAGTGGTGAAGTTGGTGATTTGTTATCTCACTACACTGTAAATTTCACCAAGCAATATAGCCGACGAGTGTTTAGTATGGATTGCTTTGTGTTTCAGCATAAGTATATCCACTTTGATGAGTTTTATAAACGAAAGGAAAATTAATTATGGTTTACTATAAAGTAATTGAAGATTTGGGTGACGGTTCGTGCGCTACCTTTAGGTTCCGCAACAAAGAAAATGCGGAGGCATACGTAGAAGCAAACGAAGAGTGGTGCGGCGACGGCGTACTGGAAGTTGACACTGAAAGTTCATTCTTTTTTGAGGACTAATTATGAAACAGTTAAATTTTTGGGTTTATCAGCTGCTGCGAGATGATATGGTCGAAGACTGGCATGACCCAATCAATCCGGGTCAACTAAAATCAACTCCAATCGTCGTTGCGCAAGTAGTAGTTGATGAACCTGCTGATACAATTTGCATCGGTGGTTGTGGGAAAGATGGAAAATATCATCAGTATGATAGCTACGAAGCATATCACAGCCATGCATATTTTGAGCAAAACTTTGAACAACATGGGCTATATACCATATGCCAAGAGGTTTTTATTCCTGACTTTGCAAAATACATTAAGGTTAGCTAATTATGCAAATTATTACAAAATATATTTCTGATAATGGGGAAGAGTTTCATGATGAATCTAGTTGCTTGGCTTATGAAGATGCATTATGTCAGTTCAAAGGGTTCAGTGACAATTTCTTTTCTGGCAATTGCTCATTGTATGATGTATTTGCGTCCGTAGATTGCTTATCCAATTACAGCAATGATACTACTAAAATGCTTCGTAGCATCTATAAGGACACAAAGTTGACTATTCGCCACTGGCAGTGCTGCGATGACCCGAAGTATTCGGTGTCAAATTTGTCTCTTGATAAGTGGCTATCAATAGATGTGTCGTTTGGTGGACGACGATGGCTAGGTAGCGGCTTCTATCAATCGAAAGTACGCATCCCTGATCTTCTGCGTTATTACAACTACACTTTTGGGATCAAAGAATGAAAAACACACAAATCACTAAGCGCAAACTAATCAATGATTATGTTGCAACCCATAAGCTGAATTCAAAAATTTCAGATGATTTTGATTCCGTTGCGCGATTGATGTCGAATGAAAATTCGATAATTCATTTTGGCGACAATCTGCTCAACCCGTATGATACGCTTATCAATACGATACTGACGCTAGAAGAAGCGGAATGGATCGACTGGTATTGCTTTGAAACCAAGTTTGGGGCTAAGTCAACCCTAACCTACAAGATTGACGGAAAGCAATATAAGCCATCAAAGAACCTTGATAAATTTTTGGATTCATTGAACTTGGAAAATCTCGACTCAGCTTTATTTGTGGAGTTTGTATGAAAACCATTATGCGATTTACGATGCAAGAGGCAATCGAAGCAATTCGACGTAATTACCACATCGATGATGACACGATCATTGAGATCGAATATTGCCAGAGTAGCTACCGCCCACCAGTAGACCTTAACGGGAAAAACTACATCGCCAACTGCAATACACATAAACCATCGCAACTATGATACACTACATTGTCGTTGCTCACGGAGCTGCGCTTCTACTGCTATCAATTATTTCGTGCTTCACATTTAAGAAAACTAGACCAGATGGTCTGTTTTACTATGAAAGGTATTGCTATTTTTCTGTTTATAGGTTAGACTGCGAGAATCGGCTGATGTGGTGGTCGCCGTCTAGTAATTGGTATAATAGCGCGTGTTGTTTTACTCATGTACACTTATCGATACCAGAACGGCTATCATTAGTCAAGCAGCATATACTGTTTTCGTATTTTCTATTGATGACTTTACTTATTTTGTGCCTACCTGATTAATTTAAAAGGAAATTTTATGTCATATCATGATCGTCATTTTGCTCGTCGTGCCGGGGAAACCCCATTGCGCCCTAACTATGCTAACTGGATCGAGGGGCCAGAAAAGCATGAAATCGGTACTAACGTACTATGGTACGGCGTCGTCGTTGTTTCTGTCGTAATGGTACTTGGTTTTGTGTCGGGGGTGTTGTCTAATGTCTAAGCTGCATGAAATGATTTGGGCTGAAAAGTATCGCCCGCAAACTATCGAAGATTGCATTTTACCAAAAGCAACCAAGCTGCGATTTCAAGAATTCATCAGCAATAAGTCTGTGCCTAATTTGCTGCTTGCTGGCTCACAGGGAACAGGAAAATCGACCGTGGCGCTCGCTTTGTGCGAACAGCTAGACTACGAAGTCATGATGATTAACGGATCAAACGAAGGGCGTTTGCTGGATACTGTGCGCTCGATGGTAGTCCCATTTTGTTCCGGCAAGTCATTTGACAATAAACGCAAGGCTGTTATTTTTGATGAGTTTGATCACAGCACCCCGGACGTGATGGCATCTTTGCGTCAAATTTCTGATAACTTCTCAAACTGCACATTCATTTACACAGCAAACTTCCCGGGGCGCATCATTGATCCCATTAAGTCTAGGTGCTCGACCATCGAATTTGTGATCCCGTCAGATGAACGAAAAGAGATGATGCTTGGCATTGCGAAGCGAGTTTTTCAGATTCTTAAGGATGAACAGATCAGCTTTGATAAACAAGCTGTAGTAGACCTGATTAAAGGCCATTTCCCGGACTTCAGGCGCATTCTAAATGAATGTCAGGCCGCTAGTGCTACTGGTGAATTAAATGCGTCTACGATCAATCTAGGCGCATCTAGGGACATGGAAGAACTAGCATCCATCTTGGCATCGATGAACTGGAATAACATGCGTGCATGGGTAGCAACACAGGCCAATCTTGATCTAGCGCAAATTAGTCGCGCGCTGTATCAAAAGCCTGATCTATTCACAAAAGATAGTTTGCCACAATTTGTATTGAGCACGGCTGAGTATCAGTACAAAAACGCATTTGTTGTTGACAAGGAAATTAATTGTGTGGCATACTTGACAACTTTGATGACACAATGCGAATTTCAAAATGCAACTAAGTGACTTTTTAAAATCCATCAACCAGACAAAGGTTGATGTGATCCGCACCAATGAATCGCCAGATGCAGCGGCTAAAATCTACCCATCATTTATTGTTGCTAGGTCGTTGTCGTATTTTTCTGATGCAGTCATGTTCGTCAATGAAATCAATCGATACAGTGTGGATAATTTGCAACACTATGATTTTATGTTGAACTTGATTCCAAAGGGGAGACGGTTTGCAC